ATGATGGAAGCCATGATGGCTGGCCAGCAGCCTGATCCACAATCCATGTACCTGATGGCAGCCGCGCAGGAAGCGCAGGCCAAAGCCGTTCAGGCGCAGGCAAACACCGAATACAGTCTGGCTCGTGCTGAAGAGACCAAAGCCAAGACGATGGAAACCCTCTCGAACATCGACATTGACCAGCGCAAGTCGGCAGTCGAGACGGCTGAAAAGATTGGGCAAGCAGTTGCCCAGGCTAATGTGGTTCCACCCACCACGCAATTTGGGTGAGTTTGACGGGGTAATGTATGAACACGGCAGAACTGGAGAACGACGACACGCTCGAAGCTATCGAGATCAACACCGAAGCCAATGACGCAGCCGATGATGAGAACAATGCCGTCTCGGATGATGAAGGCGAAGGTGATGATGATGTTGTTGTTTCGATAGGTGAGGAATCGCCACCTCAAGAGGAAGAAACCCGTGCGCCTGAGTGGGTGCGCGAGTTGCGTAAAGCGAATCGGGAAAAAGAACGTAAGATCCGCGAACTCGAAGCAAAGCTAAATGCCACCGCAACTGAGACCAAGCCGGTTGCACTGGGTCCGAAGCCAACGCTTGAGGCGTGCGATTACGATTCCGAGGAGTATGAGAAGAAGCTTGCTGACTGGTATGAGCAAAAGCGTCATGCCGATGCAGCCGAAGCCGAAGCCCAGGCCCAGCGAGATGCTGAGGCCAAAGCATGGCAGGACAAGCTTGATGCCTATGCGAAGGCGAGAGCCTCGCTAAAGGTGCGCGATTATGAAGATGCCGAAGCGTTCGCGCTCGAAACCTTCAACGTCACGCAGCAGGGTATCGTTCTTCAAGGCTCCGACAATCCGGCTTTGATCATTTACGCGCTCGGCAAAAACTCGACCAAGGCCAAGGAACTCGCCTCAATCACTGACCCCGTGAAGTTTGCCTTCGCGGTTGCAAAACTGGAGACGCAGTTGAAAGTCACCAATCGTAAGGCAGCAGCAGCGCCTGAACGCACCATCTCCACTGGCGGTGGACGCATCTCAGGATCTGTGGACTCAACCCTCGATCGCTTGCGTGAAGAGGCTCTCAAGACCGGAGATATGTCGAAGGTTATGGCCTATAAGCGCAGCAAGAAAACCTAATTTCGGAGTAATTTCAAATGGCTAACAGCTTTTCCAAGGAAGAAATTGTTGCTTTTGAGGACATCCTCGAAGGCTTCAACGATGCGCTGATCCTCAGCAAGAACATCACCGTCTACAACACCAACGGCGTGACGATGGAACGCGCTCGTGACACCATCTGGCGTCCGCAGCCCTACATCGCCCAGTCGTTTGACCGTGTTGTCGGCACCACCATTGCTGGCAATGTGTCTCAGATGACGCAGCTGTCGGTTCCCTCGACGCTCGGTTTCAACAAGTGTTCTGCCTGGCAGATGAACGCTCTGGAACTGCGCGATGCTCTGCAGGAAGGTCGCCTCGGTGACTCGGCCAAGCAGAAGCTGGCTTCGGACATCAACCTCTCGGTTATGGACCTGGCCGCTGCTCATGGCACCCTCGTGGTTCCGATCGCAACCGCTGCTGGCACCTATGATGACGTTGCTCTGTGCGACAGCATCATGAACGAGCAGGGCGTGATGGCCGGTGATCGTTACCTCGCTCTGTCGAGCCGCGATTACAACGGTATGGCTGGCAATCTGGCGGTGGCGACCCGTTCGTTCACCGGCAACAAGTCGGCTAACGCTTACGAGCGTTCGTATGTCGGTGAAGTCGCAAGCTTCTCGACCTACAAGCTCGACTATGCGAACCGTTGCGCTGCCAACGCTGCAACCGTCACCATCGACACGACTGGCGCTCAGGCCCAGTATGTGCCGCAGGCGACGACCACTAGCACTGGCGGTGTTCTGAACGTTGACAACCGCTATCAGACCGTCACCGTCTCCACGACGACTGGCGTGACTGCTGGCGACTCGTTCACCATCGACGGCATCGAAGCGGTCCACCACATCACCAAGCGTAGCACGGGCGAACTCAAGACGTTCCGCGTTATCTCGGTTGATAGCGGCACGACCATGACGATCTCTCCGCCGATCATCGCTGCCACCGCTCCGGCCACTGATGCCGAACTGCAGTATAAGAACGTTCAGCTGGTTGCTGCCTCTGGCGCTGCATCGCTCAACTTCTTGAACATCGCAGCTTCGAACATCAACCCGTTCTGGCGCAAGGACTCGATCGAACTGCTTCCGGGCCGTTATGCTGTGCCGGATGGCGCTGGCGTGGACGTTCTGCGCGCTTCGACCGATCAGGGTATCGAACTGGTCATGACCAAGAAGTTCGATCCGCTGACCTTCCAGACGCTTTACACTCTGGACACGCTGTACGGCGTTGTGATGACCAACCCAGAAATGGCTGGCATCCTGCTGTTCAACCAGACCTGAGTCTGACAGGGGAGGGGGAGGCTTCGGTCTCCCCCAACTTTCATTCAAGGAGTGATCAAGATGCCGCTGAAAAAAGGTTATAGCCGGACTAGCATCGGCAAGAACATCAAGATGGAAGAGAAGGCTGGTCGCCCTAAGAAGCAGGCGATCGCCATTGCTCTCAATGTCGCTCGTGAAGCTGCGATGAAGGCTGGCAAGCCTTCGAAGGCTCCGAAGCGCGCTGCTAAGAAAAAGATGAAGTGATGAAGCCCGGTCTCTACGCCAACATCCACGCGAAGCGTAAGCGCATCGAGGCGCAGAAGGCCGCTGGCAAGAAGGTGGAGCGAATGCGCAAGGTTGGCAGCAAAGGCGCTCCAACTGCAGCTGCATTCGCTGCCGCTGCCAAGACCGCAAAGAAGCCAAAGGCGAAAAAGAAATGACCGACTTTCCGACCATTCTCTATAAGACCCCTGGTCCGCACAAGAAGCCGCGTGGCGGCACTTACAAGACCACTGGCGCAGCCGATAAGGCAGAGTTTGACGAGCTTCTCAAGAAGGGATGGTTCCCGTCTTATGAGGAAGCTGCTGCTGGCAAGGCTGCTGGAAAGATCATCGAGGCCGCTGAGGCATTCGAGGATGCTGTTGATGAGGTGTCTGCCCCGACCCGCGAAGAACTGGAAGCCAAGGCAAAAGAACTTGGTGTCTCGTTTAATGGGCGAACTTCTGATAAGAAGCTGGCAGAACGCATCGCTGAGGCTCTGGAGGGCTAATCGTGGGATACACCAAGCGCCAGTTTGTAACTGCAGCCTTTGAGGAAATCGGGCTGGCTGATTATGTGTTCGATCTCCAGCCTGAGCAGCTGGAGTCGGCTCTGCGGCGCTTGGATGCCATGATGATGGAGTGGAACGCCTCTGGCATTCGCTTGGGCTATCCCATCGCCAGCAGCCCACAGGATGCAGATCTGGACACCGAGACCTTTACGCCTGACAGCGCATGGGAAGCGGTGATCACCAATCTCGCCATCCGAATCGCTCCAGGATATGGCAAGACTGTTTCTCCCGACACCAAGGCGATAGCAAAGAACGCTCTCAACGTTCTGATGCAGCGCGCCACCTTCCCGCTTGAGAAGCAGCTGCCTGACACGATGCCGATCGGTCAGGGCAATAAGCCTTGGCGCTGGGACAATCCCTATGTTCAGCCTCCCGTTGATCCTGTTGATGCTGGGCCTGATGGTCCTATTGAATGGAGTTAAGCAATGCCGACTATCAACTATCTGCCGCTGATCACGCAGCTTTCGATGGGGGACAATCTTGTCCTCTGGGTTCCCAATCAGGGTGACTCGCGCCGCGCATCGATCACGACCTTCATCCAGTTCATCGAAGAAAACTTCGATGGCGTGGTCTGCACCAGCGTTCAGACGACTCCGACCACCTTTGGTCAGCTTCCCAATCCTGTTGGCAATGCTGGTGCGCGTGCGTTCATCACTGATTGCAACGTTGCCACCTTCGGTACTGCAGCAGCTGGTGGCGGTTCAAACCAGGTTCCGGTCTGGAGCAACGGCACTGCTTGGTATGTCGGCTGATTTGCGATATATGATGTTCAAGGAGTTTTGAGATGGCCAATATTGAACCCTTTGCCCCAGCCTATACCAAGGCTCTTGTGGTTTCCCCAGGCGCTGCATCGGCAAGCAGCGATATTCCAGTGAACACCAGTTCGCTTTGCATCACCAATCGCAACTCAGTTGAGTGCTTTGTCCGCGTCGGCACCGGAACTCTTGCTGCCACGACCACTGACTATCTGGTTCCGCCAAACGCTCAGGTCACGATCAGCAAGAACCGCGATTATGACAAGATTGCCTATATCGCACCTGCTGGTGGTGGTTCGCTGCACATCATTCCAGGTGAAGGTTTCTAATGGGCTTCCTGCTCACGCGCCTTCGCAATCGCCTGCGTTTCTATAACGAAAACGGCGGTCCTGTTCTTGGTGCGTTGCTCCAGGAGAATGGTGACTTCCTGCTCCAAGAAGATGGCAGCTACATCCTGCTTTGAGGTTTAACAGAACCCTATGCCTAAGAAAGATCCTAGATTAGCTAAGGCTGGGGTGGCTGGATACAACAAGCCAAAGCGCACGCCTGGGCATCCGAAGAAGTCTCACATCGTTGTCGCCAAGGAAGGTGATAAGATCAAGACGATCCGCTTCGGTGAGCAAGGCGCAAAGACTGCTGGTAAGCCAAAGGCTGGTGAGTCTGAGGCGATGAAGAAGAAGCGCGCCAGCTTCAAGGCTAGGCACGCAAA